CTCTACATTGAAAGCATCGTTTAGGTCATCAAATTTTGAGGTTTTCATGTAATTGTACCACTGAATCCAAAGTCATCGCCCATTGGAATGACAGCACTATCAACACCCTCTCCATCTGAAGTATCTGTGTAATCAATGCCTTTAATGTCAGTTCCCCTAACGTGTGATGTAGCGAGTGTAGAATCTTTTCCTCTCTGAACAGTGATTTTACTGGTAGATGCGGAGATAGATTTTACTAACATCTCTTCATTATCTATAACAATATAGAATTCATCTTTAACATTAGTGGTATCATCAACCTTAAATGTTCTTTGTGTAGCGTCAATATCTTCAGCTAAATTAGTAACGATATCTCCTGTATAATCCTTGATTGCTCTCGGTTTAATAGAGTATGTAACATCTCTTTCTGTACTCTTTGAACTTCCAGCAAGATAACGAACAGATACACCTTTGATAATATCTGGGGTAGCAGAGGAGACAGGGCCAAATAGATATGTCTTTGCGGTGAATCTTAGTGTGTAATATAAAACTCTTCTTGATGTAAAATCACCCTCATATTCATCTTGAAAAGAAACATTTTCTAATACAATTGGTATATCTCTCTTTTCACCTATCTCAGATATTAAATTTACAGTCAAATTATATGATGGTTGAAAAAATGGTAAAATTTGTTCAACAATTTGTAGGGCATCGTCATTTAATTTACACATAATGTTTAGTTCAAATGCCATATTATATGGAACAGGCATAAAAACTTTTTTAGTCTGAGTGTCACTATCTGGGTCTTTAACAGTTATTTGCTGAGTTGTAGTCACCTTCCTTGTAGGGTCATATGTCAAACCAGTAAACTCAAATGACATTCTTGGTAATGTCATTGCAACTGACTTATTCAAATTTGGTGATTGTTCTAATCTTGCTAAAAATTTTCCAATAGGCCCATATGCAAGTGGGACTTTTGTTACCGTTTTATTTCCATCTGAATCCGCATGCTTAATGGAGAGATCATTAAACAACGTACCAAAAGAGATAATCGTCTTTCTAAATATTTCGTTGTAAAAATACTCAAACATTTTTGCACCTATACCGAGTTATTTATGGTTGTCCGAAGGGATTGCCCTCTGAGAAGTCTAATATCGCGTCTGCTTCAGTTTCAAATCCATCATTATCACCAAATCCATCATCGAAATTAGTGAGATCTATTAGTCTTATGGTATGAACTGCTCCTGATGATCCTCCAGTAATCTCCTCTTTTCTCAAGAATACTCCCTCTACATTTGATATCTTAAGTTCACTTGTAACACTGTTCCAATCACGAACTCTTGCAGTTGCACCACTTGTTCCACCAGTAATTATCTCATTGAACTGGAAGTTACCAGATGCATCGCTAGCTGCAGGAGGAGCGATCGTAATTGTTGGAGGTGTTGTGTAACCAGCACCTGCATTGGTGATATGAATTGCACTAATTGTTCCGGCAGTCGAAACGATTGCAGTCGCAGCAGCAGAAACTGTTGATAATCCTGTAAATGTAATAGTTGGAGTGGTTGTATATCCAGAACCACCACCAGTTATTGTAACAATACCAATTGTTCCATTCGCCATTCCTGCGGTGGCTGCAGCACCCACGCCATTTCCACCAAATATTTGTATGTCAGGGCCTGTTGTGTATCCTGATCCGGGATTTACTAAGTTTATACTTTGAACAACACTTGCTTTTTGATTGTTCGGATCAGCAGCACCTTCACAAACAACTATGCCACCACGGAGGTTTGCAGTTGCAATACCAGTGACACCACCAGTTGGTGCAGATGATATAGCTACTCTTGGAGCAAAAGTATAATTACGTCCACGGTTTGTTATATCAATAAATTGAATACCACCATTTATGACGGTTGTAACAGCAGACGCACTTGATGCGGTTCCAACTAATGTAAGAACTTGTGTGCCACCAATAATAAAATCTTCACCATCTACACCCTCTGTTGCTGCAAGTGTATCATCAATCTCATCAACACCAGTATCAATAACTTCATCTTCATATTGAAATAGTTCACAACGAAGAGTATATACATAATTTTTCTTTAATTGATAGAATGGTTGTTCGTGTTCAACATATTTAATTTCAAATAGACGATCACCTAACGGAAAATAAATTAAATCTCCCTCTTTTGGTCGAGTTGATAACCTCACATCTGCCTCATTTTTCATAAGAGGTGAAATGTAAGTTTCAAATCTATCTCTTGATATTGTAAGTGTTAATTCGTTTGTTGCCTGAATACCGAACTTTGATAAAAGTGTTGGATTCTCTCCATATCCGTCGAAAGATTCAACGTAGGCCTCAATGGGATACGCATCATCAAACTTTGATTCAATAACTTCTTTAATTATTGTGTTACTGTTCGCATATTTTCTAGGCATATAATGAACATTCACTCCATAAATTTGAAGTTGTTCATTTATTAGAGATTGAACTAGGTTCTGCTCGCTAGTTGATCCTTGCTGAAAAAAGGGATTGAGAACCATATCACTATCCTATAAAATCGAGAGGTGGTAACTCATAAGTATTTGACATTTGTTCTCTTATTACATCTAATTCTCTCTGCCCATCTTCATATATTTGTCTACCATTTAACTCTACACCACCGGGTAATTTAACACCTTGAAACTTTATTAAATTTTGACCCCATTGCCTTTTCATTAATGCAGTAAGATATCTCTTTAAAAAGTAATCATTATATACTCCCGTATGGTCATTTGGATCTATAATTCTAAAACAATCAATCACAAGAAAATCATCAACACTCATGGCTGAAAAATCCATATCCATATACAAACGATCTTGTCTTTGATTAAATCTTATTTGCTTCTCAGTTGTTAATGCAAAGTTTATATCTTCTAGATATCGTTTTGTCATTGCGTAGTTTAAGATACCAGCATAACCAAGATTGAATGCAATATCATTCAAAAATAACTGATATTTTACACTAAACATATTATTTGTTACTGTGTTTGCACCATCAAAATGAAATAGTTTATTAACACCTATCACAGAGTTTGGCATCTGTAGATAGTTGCTATCCTCTTCAAACGAAAACTCCGTTGATACACCAACTATAGTTGCACTTGTTGTTGTAGTAACAATACCAACTGCATTATCACCACCTCTCCCTCTTGCTCTATCAATATCTACTTGTCTTACTTTGTACTTTAGAAATGTTTGTATGACCCCGTTGAAATGTCTTTCTTGAAAATATTGAATCGCATCATCTAATAAGTCTTCAGTTTGCTCATCGGCAATATTAATCTCAAGCAGTGGAGCACCCAGTTGCCTTTTGCAATAATCTATTAGTGTTGATCTACTTGATGGTTGAGCCATTTATACTATACCTCTGTCAATATTTAGGGTGCAGAAGATACACCACCACGTACTTGAATATTTCCGTCTACAATTCGATACACTGTTGCACCAGATCCAACTAAAATATCATACACATATCGACCTGCTTTCACGCTTCTAGTATCTGTTGATCCTAAAGATATTGTTAATCCATATCCGCTTGATGCAGTTGTATCAATGCCAACTGTAAATGTAGCTGCAGGAAAAGCAGTTGATCCAATCGCTGTGCTTTTTGTCATTTGAGACGATCCTGTCCAACCAGTTGTCGTGCCAACACCCACAGAGTTAGTGGTAGAAAAATTAAACCCAGTATTTGATGTGTCAACGACATTAAAAGTTGCACTAAAATCAGCACCGACATTCATTATCAAGTCACATGGATATGCAACCCCTGCTTCTGGATCAAAAGTAATTTTTTTAGTTGCCATTTACCAGACTCCTTAACATATCTTTAATTTCAGTGATTTCATTTCTAAGTGTCGATATATCTCTCTCAAGATTCTCCACTTTGTTTGTCTCACCTTGTTTTATTTTACGAAGAGACATGTATCTCTCGTACTCAGATTTATTAGTATTGATAATACAGTTAGATTCTGTATTCCTAAGAAAATGTTCGTTATCTTTAACTTTGATGTAAGACATTATGCGAGAGCGATTACTTTAAGATTTGAGACTCTAGGTACGTAAACCTGATTTGTTGATGTTAATACAAACTTAACTCTAAATGCTCTAAATGATGGTAAATCACTAATACTAAATGTTAATTCTTTGAATTGTAGTTGATCACTCACAAAACCAGAGGCCTCTGATGGAGGAGTTAGTGCATCAGTTTTTCCATCACTTTCATCAATAGAGATAACTTGTCCTCTTTCATTTAGATTATTAAATCCGGGGAAAGGTACAAATATTGGATCAAATCCGGGATTTTCACTTATAGCAAAGAACGCCCTTATATCAGTATATTCATTTATATGAGCGTCAAGAACGACTTTTAATGATGTGCCAGATGTTTGTAATACATTTTCTTTTGAAATATATTGGAATGCTGAAGGATCAGTATCTAATCCATCAACACGATTATCAGTTTTAAAGTTTGAAATAAGTTTATCAACTCTATTTGAAACTAACAGAGCACTTATTCTTTCCATGTCAACCGTAGGTGATATTCTTGAATCATTAGAGTTCAAATTAAGTGTCATATTAAATGATCTATCACCCGGTAGAACTGTTATTGAATCATTATTAGTTTCATTCACTCTTGAAGCTATAATTCTAGGTGTATTCATGTAATTGGATTGATTTATAGCTACGGATTCTGTTCCTTGAACAACAAATGGAGTATCAGATCCCTGTCCAGATCCGGTATTCACACTTGTTCCACTTACAGTTTTAATCTCCGCACTTAAATTTGTTCCTTGAACAGTGGTATTTTGTATTAAAGGTTTGATCAAATCAAACGCCATGTTTTGTGAGGCATGAATTCTATTTCCTCCACCTGATTTTGTTTCCTTAACTTTGAGTTGAGGGAAACTTTCAGATGATGTCCTACCTATTCCATTAGCACCCATGTCTAATTTAATCTTATATGAATCTAATGTGATAGGATTTGCATCAGTCACATTCGCAAGATTATGGGTTGTATTTATTCTTCGTAAAGATACTCCTCCCAATTCATATTTGGTCACAATATCTCCAGTAACATAATTTTGACCTTGTGTTGAATCTTGTTGTCTAGTAATACCAGTAAGATCATTCCCAGAGAATCCAGTGTATTTAATTATTTCATTTTTAATCTTAATGTAGCCAGGATTAGATGCTGCAACACCTACATTTTCAAAAGTTGAAAACTCACTTGTACTACCAATCGATATATTTGCAGTTGAATCATTAGCATATGGTGCAGTAAGTTTAGTTTCGGCAACATCACTTTCAACACCAGAGATTGCAACTCTATTAATTTGGTGATGCATTCCATGATTTTTGTGATTTACCTCTATATGTAAACCATCACTTATTGTTGTGATACCACTCGTAGTTGGGAATGCTCCATATACGCCACCAGAACCTGTTACCGCACTTGTTAAACCTACATCTCCAATCGCATTTAGTCCACCTGAGAAGAATAAAGTTTTACCAGCACCCACTGCAAATTTTCCTTGAACATTGTCAACAACTAATTCACTTGTGCTACCAATGGATGCAACAGTTAATCTTGCATTTACACCCAAACTTGTAGTTATTCCTAAAACATCACCAACGGTATATCCCTCTCCACCTGAAGAAATTGTAGCAGAAACCACTGATCCTTCTTTATAAAGAACTGTCGCTTTAGCATCTCTACCACTTCCAGTAATTGTTGTTAATGCAACCCCTGCAACTGTAGTTCCAGTTCCATCTGATGTTCCACCAGCTGGAGTGTATCCCAAACCAACTCTTGATACTGTTAACGATCCAGTAGCGATACCTGCAGTTGCAACTAAATTACCAGACGCTCCTGACACATCTTGAGATTGAGAAATAACATTACCAACGGTTGGATGCACATCATTAGCTTTTCCACTAAACGCAGAACTAATACCAATTCTTATTTTTTTAGTTTGTAAATTCAGAGAATTTGGTAGTAATTTAGGAATTTGTGAATTACCCTCAGATAAAATTGGATTGTAAATTTCAACTGATCCAGATGTTGAAAACTCAGCACGATTGATAATAAATTTAAGATCTTCCCACTGACTTGGTTCCCATGTAGAGGCATTTTGAGACTTGAATAGCGAACCTAATGTTGGTTGATTTGATACAAACTCATCAGTTATTAAATCATTTTCACCTATCCTTGATATGAAAACTCTATAATCTGCGGATGCTGATAACATACAGATAGCATATTCTGTTCCCGGTGATAGGTAAACTGGTGCTTTAAAATTAAACTTTGTTGAAACTGAACCATTTGATGAAGTTGTTATTTGATCAGGATCAAGAGTCAATTGTGAAAATGGAAGAACTTCTTGACTAGGAACACCAAGTTTGACTGTTCTTAAATCAAGTTGAACTGGAATATTTCCTTGATCAACAGTTTGAAAATAAACTTCTACACTTGTAGCAAATATACCAGTAGAATCTCCAACATAGAATGACTGAGCTAAAGGATCAACTTGTTGCTCAACTGTTTGACCTGTGACATTTGATGCGATAAGAACACTACCCGTAACCTCTCTTTCTGATCTACTTTCATTTACACTTTGATTTTGTACTCTTGCATTTCTTAGTGAAATAATATTTTCTTGAACTGTTTCTAGTGTGCCTGTAGAATCAAAAACTTCTGATGCGATCGTTGATGCTTGACTTCTATTATTTTGTTCATTATCGATTAATGTGAAAGTTCTTCTTCCAGATTGGAATGTTGGATTTGTAACTATGTTTGGATTTGGGATAAAGAAACTTCCTAAACAAGTGGCAGCATAGTCTGATATCAATCTTAAATCTGTCACTTGAGCTTCAGCACCTGATGTTCCACCTTTTAATATCATTCCAGTTTCGATTCTACCAAAGAAATCACCTTGAGCCTGCTCAGCTAATGATTCACAATCAACATTTATTGTTGTTGATGTGGATGAGTAAGTTGGTGGTATTAATACCCCACCAGATAATTGTACAACTCCCGGACTACCTGAATAAGTCTCAATCGCTGTGAGTGCAGTTTGTGTTGTGTAAGGATTTTTTGCATATATTCTTGTGGGATTATCGAATGGCCCTTCTCTGTGATTTGAAACAGCGACTCTAAATTTAATTGTTGCAGGGTCTGCTGTATTTTCAGAGAATATCTCTCCTGTTACAGTTTCACCGACTTGGAATACACCAGATATCATTGATATTTCAATCAACTTAGGAATACAATACTTCGTCATATTCACACCATCAAAAAATGCGAATAATCTCGATTGAGGTTTAAATCCTCTTCCATCAAATGAGACGTTTCTTGAACGTATTCTTGGGATTACTTCACTGCTGACAAGCACATCACCAATTGACTCCTGATCAAATTGTTCAGTAATTAATTGTCTAGATCCAGATCTATTTGATGTTCCTGTTCTAAAACTTTCTAAGAAAGTATCTGTAATCTGCTGGTTTATTATTTGATTACCTTGTTGAATTCTTTGTTGTCTGTTTGAAGTTGTAAATTCTTGTCCGGAACCAGTCCAAACAGTATCCCAACCCTCCCAGATTGTGCTTGTTAATCCTGTTTGTGGATCAAAACCACCAAATGATCTCTCAGCCTCAGCGACAGTTGAAGCAAAATTACCTTCTCTTTCAATAATTCTTGCATCTAATCTTACTGTATCAACCCAAGTATCTGATGCGGGTCTTAATTCTAGAGATGCCTCCCAAAAATTAAGAATAAAAGGTGTTACACTCTCAGTTCTTGTTCCAAAAGACTGTGTTAGATATGGAGTTTCTTCATAATCAAGTGTTAAGACATTTCCTGTTTTTCTTATATTTGTTCCTTCTGGATCAGCACCATTGAAAATATTATTTTGACCCTCAACTGGGCCAACTTGTAAATCAATTAAATTGCAATAGTGTGATGATCTTAATTCTTTTCTTTTTATATCAATACTATTTTTTACTGCAACTCCAGTTTCTTGAGGTAAAATAGTTGTAAAATTATCTACAAAAAATCCAGATTTAAATTTGTTTAATCCATTTTCATCAGAAACAAATAAATTAGCAGTATCAGTTTCTAAAAGTGAGAGAGTTGTATAATACTCTAAGTTTTGAATTCTTTGTTCAAGAACACGGATATCTTTCATTCGATATCTCTTATGCTTTAAGAATGATATCTCAGCATCATTTACACTATAGAGATAAGCAGGTAAAACAACTTCTGCTATTTCTAAAGCATCATCTACTGCGATTGGTTTATCTGGATTTTCACTGGGTGCACCTTCTGCAATAGAAAAATTGCCATTTTTTGTTAAAAATATTCTATCAATTCTACCAAGATAGAAAGAAAAATCAAGAATTATTGATTCATCGGATGCTAAAACATTTGCTGCTGAATTACCAGATGCATCAAAAGATCTTCCAAAAAATTCAAGTGGAGATCTCTCGCTTTCAGTAACATCATAATTTGAAACTCTAGGTCTTATATCAATAATATCAGTGTTTCTTATACCGTTAATTGATTGTATGTCACCATTATAATTAAAATCGTTATAAGAATTTTTTACCGTAACATCTCCATCATCAGATGTTTCAAAATATGCACTTTCAAAATATACTTTTATCTTTTTGGTGGGTGATTTTCTACCATTAAGTCTTTTAATAAATCCAAAATCATATATGGTTGATTTTTGTCCAGTATTAAAACTATAATTTCCTGTAATATTTTTACTTACATTATCTAACGTATTAACCACAGCTTGCACTGCTGACTCTTCAAAGTTTACAAATTCACCCTCTCTAAAACCTATATCATTTAAGATTACAAATGATATTTGAGAGTCTGATAAAATTTCTGCCACAACTGCGACCGCACCTGATTGTAAACCTTTTATTTTTTCACCTATGATTAAATCTGTGGTTTTACCAGCAGGACTATCAATTGAAGATAAAATCATTTTGGGAGCAGATGGATCTGCTGTTGATAAAGACTCAAATATACCCAATACTCTTAAAACATCTGGAGTATTAAGAGATATTTTTTCATCTTGCACACGAGTTCCAAAAGGATATCCACCAGCAGTTAATCCGTCGTTTAAAGTTGCACCCCCAGTTCCAGATCCAGTTGAAGATGATTTGTCTATAAGTTGAGAATTTATTCTTTGTTTTCTTTTTACCTTTGCCGTTACACTCGTTTTAGCCAATGTTGCAACAAGTGTGGCATCTAAATTTCCACTTAAATCTGATCCAATATTACTTATTTGTAAAGTCCCATTACCATCACTAAATTCAAACTTATCATCAGTTAATCTTTCTTGAACTCCATCTTTTCTTATAAGTGAGTATCTTTCCTCATCAAATGGTAAAAATGTTTCATTAGTTCCAGCTAAAACTGCAGTTGTTAATTGATCATCTGATGCATTTATTGTTACATCAAAAGTTTTTCTAATATTTAAAGTTGCTGATGATATATCAACATCTGATACATTTTTTCTTGGCATCTCTGTAAAGAGAGTGTTGTCATCAGATCTTGAAAAAGGTGTTGATATTAATGTTAAATCAGGTGTATTTAAAAATCCATTTACCTCTGAATCTAAAGCACCTGTTGTAACGCCAACAGAACTAATCAATGGTAGTTGACCCTCAGTTACACCGGTAACTGTGGCAACCCCTGTTACAGAGATACTAGATGTCCCAACCTCTGTAATTCTTACCATAGATTTTAAATCATTATCTAAACCACCAAAAGTAAGTAAATTACCAACTTTAAGCCTACTTGGGAACAATGGATTTCCACATGTAATTGTACTTAAACCAGTTTTTCCATTAACAACTGTTATTGTTGCATCTCCAAAATTAAATAAATCTTGTTGAACCACATCTGCAACAAAACTTTTTGCAGATCCAACATTTCCTAGATTAGGGCCTGCATATAATGATTTAACGTCACTAATACCAAATGATGTGACTGCCAAAGCTATTCTACTATTCTCCTCTCCATTAATAATTAATGGTTCATTCGGAACTAAATCACCAGATCTATCGTATATTGATAAAGATGTTGTGTTACTTGCATTTGATCTTAAGAATCCAGTTGCTCCACTAAATTTACCTTTTATAAAAGCAGGTGTGCTTAACGTAATTGCTTGGTTTAATGTAACATTAGTGAATGTTTGAACATCAAAAAGTGATATATCATACTCATTAATATTTGAGTTAGTTGCATTGTATGATCCAGACTCTAAAACAAAATCATATACTCTAGCAACACCTATTTCCGATCCCACGATAGATCCACCAGTTGGTAAACCATCAGATCTTTGATCTCTCAAACTCACTACAAATGTATTACCAATTCCGACTTCTGGTGATCCTGTCTGTCTATTAAGTGTTAATGTTGCACCTGTTTTATAATTAACTCTCTGACTTTCTATTTTCTTTGTAGTTCTAGGTTTCTCAACATCAAGAAAAGATGATGATATAGTTTCTATTTCATATCCTTTAACAAATGCCTTTCCCGCAGATACTTGGAATAAAGCAAGATCATCATTAGCGACAACTCCAGATTCAGTTGCTTGACCTTGACCGAATACACCACCATTTCCTAAATCATCATTTAAAGACTCTCTTACTCTAATTGAAAAAGGTTTAACGGTATAATCACCAGATTCAGCGAATGTTCTTCTTGCTAGTTCATCATTTAGTAAATTATAATCAGATGTAGTTGGTCTTGTTCTTAGAATACCAGATCTTACCGATGCTAATTCAACAAAATCATCATCGTTTGTATCGTCTAAAGGTTTGAAAAATAATGAGCAACTTATCTTTAATCTATCAGCACCCGGTGCTGCAAAGTTATTGAATCCTTTTGAGTTGTCAGTTAATGATGAATCTTCATCAGAATTAACAGTTTCCTCTAAAACTCTTAATCCAATTCTTCCAGTTGGTGTGTTTCCATATTGATCTAAAAGAATTGTTTGAGATGCAACACTGACAAAAGTTCCTCTTATAAAATAAACACCTTCTGAAATTGAGAAAGATGAAGCTATTGATGCTGCATTTTGAGAGATCGCACCTGCAAACGCTTCTCCTTTGGGTATAAATGTGCTATTTTCTGGCCCAGAAACAATATCAATATCTGCTGCTAATAATTCACCACTCGCAATAGATGAGTTTTCGTTTGATGTGCTTGAAGTGTCATATCTAATGTATAATGTTAAATTATCTCTTATAGAATCTGTTGAATCTAATATTTTTACAACAGTTGCTGATACACCAGTTCTTAAACCTACAATTTTACGATTTAGTAATTGATCAACATATGATTTTACAGTGACACCAAGATACTCATTATTTATTTCTACACAAGCAAAATTACTATTATAAGTTGTATTTCCGGGTATAACTTTTGCACCCTCTTTGAACATATGGGTACCAAATTTTGCAATTTGATCCTGTAGTATGGACTGTAAACCAGTTAACTCTCTCGCTTGAACTGGAAAACCCGGTTTGAATAAAACTTTATAATAATTATCATCTGCATTAAAATCGTCAAAATATGGCGATACATTTAGATTGGTTGTTTGTGCCATGGGTGATTAGAATTGCAATATAACTTTAATATCTTCTTTTTGATTAGAAGAACGGGTGATGGCTGGTCGATGATCAACGTATATTATATTACCAGAGTATTTTTTAACCTCTGGGTTTGACACACCTTTTGTAAATGTCTGACCAAGATAGTATGTTTTATTATTTATTGAGGTGGATAGACCACTAAAAGAGGTGTTAATAGCAAGTGTATTTGATCCATCATCAGGAACAATACTAAAACTTCCACCATCAGATATCTCAGCAGTAAATCTATCTGCGTTAAAACCATAAATTGGTGATGTAGTGCCGAGACCGACAGTTGTAAAACCTGCCTGATTACGATCTTGCCAATATTTAAGAACTCCAGTCACTTGATCATATCCAAGAACTCTACCAATAGCTGTAACTCCTGTTCCAGTTGTTTGTGTTATGATTGAATCTGGAGTAAAAGTTGCTGAACTGTATCCTGTTCCAGTTAGTCTCAAAGCATAAGCTGCACTTGCTTTATCTAAAGTGAGTAAAGATGATGATCCAAACGCTTGTGGATTTTCTATTATCCCAATTCGAGATATTTGATTACCTGTGATAAAGTCTGGATTTTCTGGATCATTTTCAATACGTGAATAAACTAAAGCATTTGATGCTCCTAACTCTTTGTAAATGTCCTTACCATGTCCACCTTGTGGTGGGATGATTACATCAAGTTGAGGATATGAGTCTGGTCTTGGTAAACCACCAGCAACAATATCAACGGTTCCAAATGTATATCCAGAGCCTTGATTGGTAACTATAACAGATCCTATTTGTTGATCAGCATTTACAGTTACGGTGCATTCAGCACCACTTCCATCTCCTTTGATTGGAACTCTTGTGTAAGTTCTATTTGCAGTTCCTAAACCTACACCTCTGTTTTGCACAATAACAACTTTCACACCACCATCGACTGCGTTGTCTCTTACAGAGGCATTATCAGTACCAGTAGACCAGTCTGAAGGCACTGGCATAAATTCTGTTGAATCAAACTTTACAAGCTCTGATGGTTTTATTGTGTAAAGGTATTTCCAAATATATCCATCTCCACTCGAACCCGCTGCTTTTGGTTCTAAATCTGTAAATGTTGGTTCATCAAGAGATGGTTTACCATCTGGATTTTCTGGATTTGTACCATTCTCTAGACAAATATAAACTCTAAAGTCACTATTCACCACATAATAAGTTGCATTGTATAATGTGGTTCCTTGTCCATTCTTTGGGGGATTGTTAATACTATAATCTGGCCTATAATAATCATATGTTGTTCCAGAATTCCAACTATTTTTTCGCACTACTTGTTTTACATCACTTGCGTTAACCTTTTTCAAGGCAATCATAGTATCATAATAATCGTTTTGATCATCAAAACTATCGATTGGTGCAGGGGGATTATTATTCCATGTTGCTTGAATTATTGTCGGATCTGTCAAACCGACAAAAGTATAATAAGAATTAGACGATGAAGATACTCCAGCTACAAAATTCTTCGCATTTAATATTCTTATCTGGTCAGTTATTATGGCAGACATTTATTTGAATTTTTTAGTTATTTATGTGGTATAACTTCCTACTTTTAAGGAAGTCTTTCTTGTTAATATAACACCAGTCTCGATTCCAGTAATACCATTTGAAGTATTTACAGTGTAAGCACGAGAAACATTACGATCAGACATAATAATTTTACCAAAACTATAGTCACCATAATAAGTGCTATTGGCAAGTCCAACGAGTCCAGCGGTATTTGCAACACTTACAATAACTCTTGTCAACGCAGTTTGTCCAAATCCAACTGCATCAGTTGTTACTCCCGATACAGCAGCCACACGATACACATTATCTATGAAGGTTGTTCCGATACCAACGATACTGTCATCACTATAATCCATTGATGATCTTGCAGAACCAACGTTTGAATTTTTAATTACAAAATAATCACCAACTGCTATTGCAGACTCTGTGATTGCATTTGTTGCACCTTGTGTAATATCTGAATTTCTTAAATCAGAGTCATATGGAATGACTAAATCCAGTTGAATCGTGGGATGAGTGATACTACCAACAGTTGTGATAGCGATACCACTAATCACACCACTATCACCTGTAAATGATACAACAGTATTACTTTCAGTAAGTGTTGGTTGAGCACCTATCAATACAACGGGAGGATTAGTTCCTGTGTATCCGATTCCAGATTGAACACCAACTGTAATTGCAGAGACAGAACCATTCGCAATAGTTGCTGTAGCCTCAGCACGAGCAGTTGTACCAAGTCCAACTGGATTTTGAATAGTGACAGTTGGAGCACTTGTATATCCTTTACCACCATCAGATATAATGACACTTGAGATTGTTCCTGCAGCAGAAACAACAGCTGTTGCAGCAGCAGCAACTCTTTCAGCATTATTAAATATAACAATATCTTTTTGGAAATCAGTTGCAACGAGGTTCTCATTCTTTGGATTAAAGAATGGTCTCAAATTACTTAAATATGCGATTGTTGTACCGACACCAACAGATTGTATAAAGTTTGTTGTTGGGAAAATTCTGCCATCATATAATTCACGACTCTTACTTACAATCTTACCTTCAATAAAGAGATCTTCGGTTTGTTTTGTCCATTTAACGGGTCGCTTCTCTCTAGTATCCTCAAACACACCGGGGCCATCATATGCATTTGTATCAACTGAATTGGATGATGTTATTTCAACAACACTTCTTTCATTTTCTTGTAACCAATCTTTTTGACCTAATGTATCATGATATCCAAGTGTAAGTGTATCACCAACTTTGACAGTGGCAATCACATCTCTATCAACCACATCAGCACCACCCGTTCCTCTATAGAATAATATTTTCAACCTATCGCCCGATTTAGGTGGTTCATCAAATGTAATTGATGCACCACCGGGGAATGAGTATGATTCACCGGGTATTTGAAGAATATCATTTATGAATACAAATAACGTATCCTCAACTTTTACAAGAGATCCGGGTCTAGATTGTATTGATAACGCATCACCACCAACTGATATTGGAAATGTTCTTCTTGATCCAGTGAATAGATTTGAGAAATCATCTAATATCTGTAGTTGTCCAACTGCCCAACCAGTGAATTGATCACTATCAACTTCACTAATTGTAAATTCTATTTCTTCAAAATTTGGATTCGCAGTGGTAGGTATGCCAACAGATGAAAAATAAGTATCAATACCAGCTAAAGGTAAAGTTAATATTTGATTTACACCATAACCATATCCTAGATTTGTTATCTTAAAGTCAATAACAGTGGATCCTTGACTTACCACAACGTCTGCTCTTGTCTCTGTTCCTCCTATTCCCGGTGAACTTGCACTATAGACAAGAGGGATATCAGTATATGGTAATGGTTCATCAATTACAACTTTCATTAATTGATTTACTTTACCGCACCTCGCATAATTATGAGGTCTTGTTGATATACCTGTGTTAACCTCAAACTGAGTGCTATTCAAAACTTTTAACACAGTTGATCCATCAAATCCAACATCTTGTCCACTCGCAGAATTATTATTACCTCTTGGTGCTATCAATACGGGTTGAGCACTACCACCAGAAACATAGAATGTTGGAACTGTTGATATACCAGCGTTGATTGTAAACTGTGTGGCACTTGCAACGCCGATAACAGGTGTTCCACAGTAAATTGGATCGCCACCATGTGGATTAGTGACAGAGTTTGCACGAGGATAATAATGAAGTGCACCACCATTATCTAAAGCACAAGTAAATCCAAGTCCAGTTAGTAAAACATCACTACTCTTACCAGTTGTTGATAAACCATGAGCAGCAGATGTTGTTACTGTCATTATTCCTGTTGTATTAGTGTAAACTGCACTTTGAACTCCAACAGCTGGGGCATAATCACAAGTAAATGCGATTCCAGATAATACTATTTCATTACCAACAGATAAATTATGTGCTGTTGATGTTGTAACAGTTGTAAGACCAGTAATAGATGTGTAACCAACATTTGTTATATCTCTAGGAATATAGAATACTCTATCGGTTGTTATTGCTACACTTGTTACGTGACCATCAGATACTGCTGCTGTTCCAATAGAGAAGACTCCAGCACCATCAAATCTTTCAGTTTGTATAGCGACATTTACAACAGTTTGGACTTCTGGTCTATAACCAGATCCAGAATTACCAATCGATACAAATAAAACTTTACCTGTTGATGTGCCGATACCAACTGTTCCACCCGCACCAATGAGTGGTTGATATCCAAATCCTCTTGTTGATCCAACTGAAACTATTAAACCACCAACAGGTATGGAAGCAGCGTTGGCATCTCTTGTTGCTGTTACGATTCCTGATCCAGTCCATGACAATGTGGTGCCAGAGTCTTCTGCAAGTGTAAAGTCTCCATTTGATCCGGGAGTTTGTAGAACACCGTTAAGAAGAACTAAAGCGTTATTGGTGGCAACTCCTGAGATTGCAGTGCCATTATTATGTGTCAAACTAAATTCTTTTGTTAATCCATTGAATCCTTGAGTTAAATCATCAAATAGGTAATTATCAGTATATGTCTCTTCAGTTCCTCCAATAACACCACTTCTAGTAAATACCCTTCCTTGGAAACTTGATGATGTTGTTATACCCTCAAAGTCTCTTGCATCCGGAGGATTGGTTGTTGATCCGATTGGATTTTTTCCGGGAGGTGCTTCAATAAAGTTAATTTCATTCTCAACAATATTATAATTACCTCTTATTTTTTCTACTAAATCACCAGTGCTAAATCCTGCTATTGTAGTCCCTAACCAACCTCTTCTTACTTTTATAGCGTTAGTTGATCCTACACCAACAGATATAATTTTCATTATTTCCTGCGTGTCTCCAGCTCCCACTCTTACATAATCTGCGCCAAAGAATGATGTGATTCCACTAAAGAATACAACATCGTCACCTATATTTGTTTTTTCTGAAATTGTAGTGGTAACTGAAGTTCCAGCAATCGGTGATTGTATCGCATTATCAATCGCAACTAAGACTTTTTGATTCGCATCAATTGCAGTAAAGGTATGACTTGTTCCAATACCAACTGTTGATAGGCCTATTGGTAGTGCAATTTGTTTTAATGCATTTTCAGCTGTAAGAGCAACCTGAACTTTATCTTCACCTTTTTTAATAATAAACACTGATGATGGCATACTAAATGGTGCAGTGCTTATACCGATTGATGTTCCAGCACCGGGTGAATAATTTACCTTCTGACCTGTGGTAAAGAAATGATTAGGAAGGGTAATTATATTATTAGTAAGATCAACAACATCGGTGCTTGATCCATCATAAGGTTTTTTGAATATTGGGTTTCCATTATTCTCTAGAGCAAATTGTCTCTTGATTGATGTTTGAGTACCCTCATATATTGCGAATCCACTTTCTAGTGAAGCGTTTTGTAAATCTTTGACTGCTTCTCCACCCACTTCTCTTGTTGCTTCAGTTGGTAGTAGTGATGTATTTTCTTCAGGTCTCAGAGCATTCATAAATGTTGTGATTGAAACACCAATACCCGCATTTGGAACAAAGGTTAATTCAGTAATTTCATCATCTGCACCAGTTCTCCTTGCACTTATTGTACCTAATCCAGCAAACGCTGTACCTACTTTGACATTACCAAACTCAGTTAACATTATATTTTCAGGATCAGTTCCATCATAATCATCTATCATCACAACTTCTGCTAACTCATAACTACCATTCAACTTATCTGCAATTTGAACTATACAATAAGCAGCATCATATTCATCTCCATAACTTGCAATACCTACTGGTATAGGAGTCGAACTTGATGAGATACCTGTTGATTGAGCAGACATTTCTGCATAAGAAAATTCATAAGATCCGATTCCAATATATCCCTCAGTTGCAATACCAATTGCCATGGCATTTATAAATGCTGTTGACATTCCAGCTTCAGGAGTGTATGAAAGAACTAAATCGTTTCCATCCATAAATGGGAAATATGTTCCAAGATTTCCTGTTGATGAATATGCATCAACGGAATGTATTGTTAATTGACCATACTCTTGGAAACCAACATTAGTGCCATCATGAATTAAACTTACTTGATCATATTCAACACTACCATTTAATATGCCTCCTCCAGCTTCAACACTTACTAATACTTTTGCTGATCTATGTCCTGATATATTTGTACCAATACCACCTAATGTAAAGACTGTTCCTGCTGCTCCTCCAGCGATTGTGACTGCTGTTGTAGCAATGCTTATCAATGATCCATTTAAACCTGTTGTGGGATTAGATGGTGCACCCGGTATGGTTGTACTACCACATGATACAGTATCAGTTGATATGCCTAATCGTTGAGCATCAATTTGATATGACCATAACACAACATTATAATTATTGAGTTTGAATTTGTTTGGATAGTACCTTAAAACAGACTCATTTCCATCAATTGCATAATCAAAGGATCCTAAATCAAGAACTGTATCAATGTCACCATACTGGTTTAACATTGTTTGTCCTTTTCCAGTATCATGAAGTGTATTGACAATGGTTATCTGTCTCTCACCAGTAAATAATCTATCAGATACAAGAGCGAAGAACATTTGAGTTCTACCATCTGATAAAGCATTACGATATACATCAGCATAGGGAGTTGATCTTGCATTATTGTTAAAGATATTGCTAATATCATCAATTTGAACGACACGGTTTGATACTGATTCAGAGTAGTCTGTTATCAACCTTGTCTGGAAGTTTATTTCATCTGAGAATGGTTTCTCAACTGCGATAAGATAATTTTCTGTAGCTAAGTCAAAATCATAGACTGTGTTTAGACTCTCTACTCCTACTAAATCAACAAGTGTTGTAACTGTGCTTTTTGTAGGATCGATATTGGATAATTTTCCTGATGTTGATGATAATTTATCTGACTCAACTTGTAGATCACTAAATTTTTTAAATCCAGAAGCATGGTTCAAAGATCCAACAATATCTTTCCATTCATCAAATTGAACCTTTGATTTTATTGAATATGAAAATGCATGATAGTAATCATTATCATGAACTCTTTGTAGTTCATCATTTAAAAATCCAGTATTATACTCCCACCCATTCTCTACGATTGAAAAAATGTCTAAGTCATATTTACTTTCAAATTTAACAATTTCTTTTATGAGACCTTTCGCTCCAGTTGGTGATGCGTAGACTTTACCTCCAACTCTCTCACCTCTAAATCTCACTTGTTCGATTAATTGTCCAACCTCAAATTCTCGTGAACTTTCAACTGTTAAGTATTTGTTTGAATTATTCCAATCAAAAACTAAACCACTAACTTGGGTTCCTGCCGAGTTAAAACTCTCAACTTCATCCCCCTTTCTAAACCTGTTAGGTTGTAATTCAACATCAAATTGTGGGAACCATTTATCAGGTATGAGCGTAGCGACTGAATTTACTGAATCAAAAATGCCGGGAAAATCTACATTTTTAGATAAGTAGTTTGACATACTATACTTGACAGTTCCAATACCACCATAGTTTGGAGTCACTTGAGTAATTTCAAATCGAGCATAATCATAGTTAGCTGAATTAAATCCTGATGCTGTTGATCCAACACCAACACTCGCATTCTCGACTAAAACTTTATCACCGACTGTAAATGGGAAAGGATCAATGTAAGTTCCTGAGAAACCTACAACTCCACTAAAAGCATTTTTTATTGTTGCTGTGACTGATTGCTCATCATTATCATAGACCAAATTTGAAATTCTTATACCATTGGAGTTACCTGTTGGAATAATTGTTGGGGGTGCGTCATTCATCGACTCACTGTTTTCCAATATTTCAACAAACAATTCATCTGGTCTAAATCTTAAATCCACATCAGTGATTTGTTTTTTTGTTACACCATCTAAAACAACTAAGTTTGGATCTTGTATATAACCTACTCCTAAAGATGTGATACCAATGGATCTAAATCCAGTAAGCGGTGTTATTCTTAAAACTTGAGGGAATATAACCTCTGGAGATAATGTGTTATCACTTGGATAATCAAATCCTATATTTTCTAATGAAGTTCGACTAACCTTACCTATTGTTGTGCTAAATGTTTCAATAACCGCACCTATACCAACATCAGATGTGATTGTAGTTATACCGGGGACACTATCATATCCACCACCACCATCTATTATTCTAACACGCTCAATACCACCATATGCAGTTGTTGAAATAGTTGTGTATTTTAGAGAGGAATCAGATGAACTATATGATGAAGCTTCAGGGAATGAATCAATATTATATGTAAATGTCGTTGAACCTGTGGATGTTATTCTAAAGGTTCCATTGTATTTACTATTCTGTAATATTATTTGATTGTTTAAATCTATAGTATCGTCAACTATAATTTGTTTGTTAACTTCTTTATTTTCTAATTTGTTAACTGGATTTAATTTATAATATAATAAATTTGGTGAATTTTCATTAATTTTCAAAGTTAATTTAGCATCGGCAGTTACACCCACTGTGCCAGTTATAGATACTTCAAAAGTTTTATCATTACCATTAGTAACATATGGATTATTAAATTTACTATCCTTATACAATTCAAGGAAAAAGGCTGGTAAACTATTTGCATTTTGAACATATGATAAAGATGAATCTGATAGGTCAAAATTTACCGTTGAATTCTTATAGAATTTTAAAGGTGGATTAATAGGAGAAAGAGTTCCTGTAGTAGATATTCCTAGTTTGACGAAATTTGGTTTTATTTTACTTACTTCATATTCATCTTCAACTAATGATACCCTATCACTATCAATAACATAAACATAATATTCTTTATCATTTACAAGGGAACTAACTTCATCATCAAAAGTATGAATTACTTTTTGTCCAGTCGTGAGTCCATGTTTTGCAATTTCTATTGTATTAGGTATTCCTGTTAATGATGTTGCTGATGTAACTCCAGACACTGTAAATGGAAGAGGGTTGAAAACCGCTTTCCTGTTGGATGCATTGTATTTGACAGTAACAGTTGTAGTTAAACCGGGATTTACATTTATAAAGACTGTATCGTTGTTTAACAATCCGTGAGTACCAGATCCAACAACAGAAACTGTGTTGCGTTGTATTTGACCAGTTACAGCATCTCTGAAATTTGTTTTTAAACTGTGAATATTACCCGCACCTGTTGTCAAGAAATATACCAGATCTATCTTTGTATTTGTTCCAACACCAACTCCACCGACAACTTTACTTTGTAACGTTGATCCAATACCAACAAAAGTTCCGGTAGATCCAATACCTATTTTAACTGTGGATAATCCGATAAAGTTATCATCTAACTTTGCAACAAATAAAGGCGAATCTTCAAAAAGTGTTACATCTGCTTGAGCAACATTACTATCAAACTTAACTTTAAAAGGTGTTCCGTCTGTCTGATATGTAACTTCATCTCCAGTTTCTAAACCATGATTCAATAGATAAATTGCTTGACTCGGAATAAAAACAGAACTCGGGCCAGCACCCGGATTTGAGATTGTTCTGAATGTCCCAACACCAACTCCTGCTGTGGTTCCAAGACCAACTGCCTCCTCTGGATTAAAATAATATTCTTTATTTCTTCTTACTAATAATGATGATGTAAATCCAGTATTGATTGTAAATGTTCTAGGAATTTCTTCTAAGATGGTTGTAGCTGTATGAGAAATACCTATGTTAGTTGCTATACCACTTTGTGATCTTAATACTCTTATTCTTGAAGAAAATTTATCGACATTCAATACTTTAACTATTTCAGTTCCTATTCCAACTTTAAATCTATCATTTTCTCGAATTTTGGTTACATCACCAGAAATAGACATAAATGTAACCACTCCTGTCGCTGCTGCTGTTCCTATCCCTTGTGATAAAACATACTTATCTGATCTTATTCCAATCGCATATGAACCTTGTAGAGAAGTTGTTGTTGTGGATAAAGATCCGACATTAACTACCGTAGTGTTAAGTAAATTTATACTTGTGGTGGCAATACCTACAAAAGTATTTTGTGAGTCTGGATAAAATTCTATATTTGAAACTGTCTCTTGAGTTGCACTGATTTCTGATATGTCAAATCCAGATAAAAGACTTACTTTTGCTGTTGCTCTGAATGATGAAGATACACTATCATCAAACACTAAAGTATCATTGATCCGATAGTTTCTACCAGCAGATAAAATTCCAACTCTATTAACTTTACCTTTTTCAGCAAAATTAATTATGGAATCTTGTGCTACAAAATTATTTGATTGTTTGACATAATCATATCCACTATAATCCTGATTAAATGCGTATGGATATGTATTTCTTATACATCCAGAATTTTCAAGATCATAGAAATCCTGACTTGATGACCTTAAGAAGTTAAATTTATTTGGTTTTGAATTATACGCATCACCTATGATATATGGGAATTGTGGTTTTTTAAAGTTTTTAAATATCCCGTCAGATGAAGATGTTTTATCAAAAGTAGCGAAGTAAGCGTAAGTTCCATTTGGAAATTCTGGTGTTATACAAAATCTACCATTATTTTCATCTAAAACACTATCATCTTGAGAATCTTTAAATGTAAAATCCTCAACAAAAAATTCTGGAGGAAAAATACTAGCTGGTGGTCTATTTGATTTTTTATTTGCTTCTTCTACATAACCTGATGATAATTGAACAATATCTCCACCGTCTTTATTTTGAAAACCATAAGGGCCATATATTGGATGCCCATCGTAAGCATAACCTAATATTGGTGAGTGAGAATCACTATCTGTCTCTACTCCATTTACTAGAGTTAGATCTTTCTTACCAAATAAAATATTTCCATCAGCATCTGATGCGTATGATATTTTTCTTAAATTACGAGGAGCGTATACATAAGAGCACTGTAAACCATAATCTCTGTTAACAGGTGTAGTAATAAAAACATCATCATCATTTAAATTAGATAAATTTTTTCTAAATTCATTTATTGTCCACTTTTGTAAAACAGGATCAACTTTTACACCTTTTCCTGCAGGATCGACTCTTACAAAAGTTGATGACACACCATATCCCACTCCTCCGCTTTGTATTTTTACTGAAATTATATTACCAGCAGAGTTCATTTGAGGAACTAATTTTGCATCAGATCCAACTCCAGAAACAACTAGATCAGGAGGTGAATTGTAATCAGTTCCACCATAACTTACACTGACATCAACTATCCTTCCATTTGAAACTACTGGTATAATAACTGCGTCTCTTCCAGAATTAAAATTAACATCAGGTTTTCGATTTAATCCAATAATTTCAGAGGCACCGTAACCCACACCATTATTAGTTAAATTAATTGAAGTTATTTCCCCTCTTACAATAGGTTGTACAATCGCATCATATGTTTTTCCAGCTACAGATGATAAACCTACTTTTCCCACAATTTGCACATTAATTGGTGGGTAATTAAATTTATGAGTCCCTAATCCAACACTTCTGAGATTTTGGTATTGTTTTGTATCATAGTAAAAACTTTTTACAGTTGTACCAACACCGACCGCTGATAATCTAAAATTATCTTCATCTATAGATGTAACGTAATAATCAAGTGTTGTGGACAATCCATCTATGGATGTTCCGTCTACAGAATATTGAATTACCTCTCCGCTGTTAAAAGTATGGTTGGGTATATTGATTGTGTTAGATGCAGTGTTAATTCCAATACTATTACATGTTCTCTCTTTATTTTCATAGTTAGATCCAGAATCTAATAATGCGATAGAACTGACAATCGCCTTACCATTCAAAGATTTAAACACTTGGACACCGTTTCCAAAGTTTGTAATAGATATAGTGTTAAGACCCACCACAGCATCATCATATTTGGAGTGTAACTTGATTGAATACTCACTTATTGTATTAACATAATACACTGACCCTGTTGCTAAACCAACTAATGGAATGCCCCCCAGAGGGTCGTATATGACCCTCTCACCATCTCTAAACTTATGATAGGTACTAAATCCTATTAACGATGTATTTACACCAGCAGTGCTTGATGAAACAGATCCAATATTAACAGTGCCGAGTCCAACACCATCTGCATTAAATAAAACCTCATTCTCTACTCTGTTTAACTTTGCAGCTGCTTTTGCACCTGATCCATTTCCTCCTGTTATTTTAACTGTTGGATATTCAATATAATCAAATCCTGAGTCTATAATTCTTATTTCTTTAAATGATCCTTTTACTGAACATGTTCCTGTCGCACCAGATCCAACATTATCTGTGATTGAAACTATTGGTGGGTTAATAACATCATATTCTTCACCCCCCTTGACAACATTTATGTTGTTTAATTCACCATAATAAACAGAGTTTTTAGATTTATAATTAAGTATTTCAGTTCCATTAATTAATATTCCAGTATAACCACTTGTTGTTTTTTGTTTTACATCACTTGGTATTGGAGTTGATATTTCTCTAAAGAGTTTTTGACTTTCAATAAATTTTCCATGATACTCAAATTTTTCAATATCATTAGAGGTAATTGTAACAGTATCAACACTATTAGGTGTTTTTACTTTAACAAAATTATTAGCACTTAAATCTGCTTGACTTTTAGCAAATTTTACAGTGTTAGAATCAATTCTTTTTACATAATACAACCCCTCGTCAAATATTTGACTAGCTATTGATTCTTGTACGATAAAAGTTCCGTCAGGAAGAGTTGTTTCTACTTTTGTTTTCTCAGGCGTATAATAAACAGCATCACCTGAAAAATAATTATGATCAACTTGATCTGATATCTTTATCTCTTCATCATTTAAATTGTATGTTCCACTAAAAGTAAATTTTTGTAATTTAGGGTTTAATTTAGTAACACCAGCAAATGGAAGTGAAGAAGATGCAACTAAAACTTTATTTGAGTTTGGATCGGGATCAATAAAGGCATGTGGAGATGGTGTATGTTTTGCACCAACCATTCTTCTTCCTTTATGTTCATGAGATGGCCCATAGTAAGGAATTCCATTTACTAATCCAATATCTGGTTTTAAATAAACATTCTGAATGTTTGCAGTGAATGTATTTAAGTTAGGATGAAGATCGGAATCAATTTTTGATATTCTACGTGTTACTTTTGTTATCTTAGTTGGATCTGAAATTCCGGTGCCAGTTATCAAACATGTATTTTTATCGAAAACATCAGTAACAGTGTAAATTTTATTAGAGGCAGGATCAAACTCGGATGTTATTTTATCACCCCATTGTGCAGTTGTTGAAATTGTTTCATGAGTTGTTATCTTATCACCAATTCTTAATATGTTTTCATCTCTAGTCTCAAGTTTGTACGTATTATTAACAGAATCAACAACTGATAGTTTTTTTACAACATAACTTTGAGCCGTATTGAATAACCAATTATTTTCTTTAAAATTACGACCTATTTTTCCTAGTGATTTTATTTTTACTCTAGATCCTGTTTTTTGATAATATGTTTGACTTGGTATTTGTAAATCTTTTAAAACTGATCTTATTTTTACTCGTATTTGATCCCCATCCGAATCAAAACCGTATGCGAAAGAATTTTGATCAACTGAAGTGTTATCTGATATGGTTGTTGTAATCCCTGTTGTGTTTATTCCTAAAAATTGATTAATTGTTTTGTTTACATATGTACAAACTCCTATAGTGCCATTTTGATAAGCAAATGTTAGTGTACCAGATTTTGGAAATCCTAAAGTAGAATCAACATCCAAATATGTTTGAGCTATACCAACTTGACCGATTATTTTTGTTTTTGCATGTGTTGAAAAGTTTCCAAAAGCAAGCGGAGAGGATCCCTCTGGAAAATTATAAGATCCGTCTAAACTTATCTTATAATATTTTTCTGTAAGTATACCAACTGACGTTATCTCGACAGCAGATATTGGAGCGTACGCTTTTGATAAATTTTCAAACTCATCTTGAAATAAATTTGAATTTACTAAATTTTCTGGATCTCCAATTAATGGTTCAACAATTAAATCCCTTGTAATTCTATAGTTTGCGTTAGATGGTGATATGACATTATCAATTGGACGAATAATATCACATTCTTCACCATATAAGGCACCAAATAGTATTTTAAATGATTCGTCAGTGCCTCGTGTCGAATAAAAATCTTTTGATTGTCTTATAAATTGAGCTTGATTTAATTTTTGGTCTAAATCTTTTTTAAAACCATGTAAAAATTGATTTTTTACCTTTTTAAGGAATTCCTCTAAAAATAAAACACTTAAATTTTCAACTTTTGTGCCTTTTTCATGATTTTCCTCGGTAGAGGTTGAAAAAACAAGGTCTTCTGGATCTGAATCACTCGTAAAATTAGTTATACCACTAAATCCTCTTGAGCACTCAACAAAACTAATATCTGTTTTACTTTTATATGTTAAAATTTCATCATTTATTTTTATGAGACCATAATTATCAGGGAATCCTTCAGTGTTTGATACAAATATTGTTTCTGTGCCTATTCCTGCATATTTTGTTGTAGAAGTTGATGTGATGATATTAGCATTTTCACTTAATTTGATATAAGAGTCTATATTTTGTATTAGATCAACTGGGCCACCTTTGTATTCTTGTCCTAAGTAATATTGCGAAAGAAATTCACCAACCAAAGGAAAATCTTCCTGCACATATGCAGGTAATTGGTTTTTAACGATTTGATTTAATTGAACTCTCTTTTCTGACATCTTATCTTATGATGTTTCCGTTAGCGTAACTTGTTGAGACTGTATAATTTGAACCTGATGGATCGATACCAGAACTGATCTCATCTACAACAATGTTAACTATACTACTATCTAGTTGTAAATAAAGATCCTGTAATCCGATGACATCATTTGACTCAGGGGTTGCAGATATTTCTAATATTTGAACATTATCTTTTGTTTTCCCCGACACAATATTTATTGGGTCTAAAGTGATGCGTCCTATCTCATAGTTTATAACTCCAAGATTTCTTCTTACAATAACTGGACTTGATGTTCCCGCACTTAATGTAAATAATCCAATCTGACCAGATTTACCATCATTATTTGGAATATCAAATAAGTAAACATCCGTATTTACGTTTAAAACTCGAAAAGCACTTGACCGAATGTTAAATCCGTTCATAGATTTTATGTGAAACTTATTTCCAAAGTCAATCGCATATTCTGCAACTTCTGATATTGCTAATCGAAGATCTCTTCTCATTTCAACTGTTGTTATGTTTGATGTGACTGATTCATGACTCTGATCTATAACTTTTAAAAACTTACTATACTTAAATCTGGAACCATATCGATTAAGTTCAGACGATTCTGCATATTTTGTAATATCTTTTTGAATTTTTGAAGATACAAAAGCTGAATTTGGTGCTAAATTTGTATTGTAGTATACATTACTGGTTGTTTCGACAAACAAATACTTCAAATCAAGTATTTCTGGTACAATTCCTGCAACTGCGTACTTTTTAAGATCTCTTTTTATGTTTTGTTTAATCGCATTTGGAATAAAATCACCATTACGAGGTTTAATACTAATAAAAACCTTTCCAAATTGAGGTGGAACAAGATCCTCACCACCAAAAACTGAAATTGATTCAGTTTCGGGATATATTTTATTCGGAATTAATATTTCATAATCATTCGCACTTAAAGCTCTGTTTTGAGTTGCATAAATTTGAGGTGCGTACTTACGAATAGAGTCAACGCTTTCTATAACTTCACCTCCACTCGATGGTAACTGATTTGATACAAGTGAAATTCCATCAGTCACATTTATTTCGACTGAATTTCTAATAAATGTTAATCTTCCTGCATACGTAAATGAATTAATACCGTTTGCATCATCACCAGATGTTAAAATATAAGATGCCTCTATAACATTTCCGTCTTGAAGTGCTTTTCCAAAGATATCGTCACCAAAAATTAACTCATATCTTTCACTTTCAACCTCTTGAACAAAAAATATGTTTGAATTTCCATTAATAACTTGTCCACTATCGCTATCAAACAAATTATCATGTCTTTGATATTTTACAGCTACTGTTGAACTTGCAGATGGTTTAACTTTTACCACTAAAGTGTCTAAATCAATGCCTGTGTTAGGTAAAATAAACTTTTGAAATGGATTTCTTGATGAATATGTAAAAGTTTGATCTAAAACAGTGCCTTCATACACTTCAAGATCATCAAAAGATGCGATTCCATCAATTACTGCAACAGATTTGTCCTCTGGAATGTTAAAAACAAACGATTGACCACCAAATTGATTGCCAGTGCTTACAACAGGGCCCTTTTTTAAAACTAAACTCGCTGGAGTAGGGGAAATAGATGAAATATCTGCAAAAAATGTAACAACTGCTCTTGAAGACTTCTTTGAACGAGGTACATATCCAATATTTCTAGCTAATGCAACGACATTCTCACGCAAAGTTGCTGAATCGATGAAAACTTCATTCGATATCATGTTTGCATTATAGGATGTGATGTAAGTATTATACGCAAGAACATCAATTATTGATGCTAAGTTAGATCCTTCAAAATCATAGTCACTAAAATTTGAATTATCTTTTAAATAATCTTTTAACGAGTCTTTGATCTGGTCAAAATCCAGATTTGTGAAGTTTTTAAGGGCCATTTATCGAGTCGGTAATAACACAAAGTCTAATTGTTGTGGTGGAACATCAATTCCTACGATCTCATATACAATAGTTGCGTTCATTTCATTGTTCGTAAAGTCAGGAACAACTCTTACCTCTTGAACATTCACTCTCGGTTCAAAATTTTTTATTGAATTTTCTATTTCATCACGAATTGCAAGAGCAGAAACCTCATCCATGTTCTCAAATAAGGATTCAGTAATTCTAGATCCAAATTCTGGATTGAAAAACTTCTCTCCGGGTCGTGTAAATACAATATTTCTAATTGATCGGGCAATCGCAGTAGTATTTTTCAAAGCAATCAGGTCGTTATTGAGAGGATTAGTCTCAAATGACATGCTTATATCCTTAAATTCCTGTTTTACCCTTTCTAAAGGCATTAAAATGTAACTTGATCTAACTTATTTATACCTAAAAATTCGGTATATCGTCAGGAGCTGCCTTTTCCTTTGCTGTTTTCCAGAAATAGTTCTCATCATTGCCAAGGCCGTCACGATCATGACCATTTTCGACCTGATAGTATACTGTTGAAACCTTAAAATCGGGGTTTTTGGGGTTCGCAGGAGTCAAACTGTTGTCAAAAATGCGTGTTCTGTTGTTGGGATACAAGCAAAACTGCCCATTATCAAGTTCAATCAGGTTATGAG